ACACGGTCATCGTCGTCTTGAGACCTTGTTTTTTTTGGTTCCCCAAAAAAGTAGATTGCACATGTTGGCACTTTTGACACTGTCGAAATACTCACAATACACCTATATAGGTACACAGTAATACACCTATATAGGTACCTTTACACAGTTAACACAGTTGGCACAGTTGACACATTTGGTACACTTGACAGTTTGGCGATACACTTTATAAATAATATTCATTTTCAAAACGCACCATCGTTTACCACTTGGACCCTACTTTTATTTCACACAAAAAATAGATTTCACACCTTAACACCTTTTACACTGCCAAAATACTCAAGAAATTTCTTCACATAAATGGTGTAACCATACACATGCTTTTACCTATGGGCCATAGGCACACACACCATACACACCTACTTCCACTCATAGAGACGCTGCATTCCACGACTGTGACCCATCTTCTTTGCTATCTCAATTAATTCTTTCACAGGTGTATCTTTCTTCATTTTCGTTGTGATGTAAATGTGACGCAGTGCTGTCAATGTCATTGGCTGACCCAGTACTCTCGTCAATGTACGACACGCCCAATTTGAAAACATCTTACGCGAACTGTAGGGCGTCTTCCTGTCCTCTCCTACAAATAAATATGAACGTGGGTACTTCTTTAATGATGCCTCCAGTTCGTCAATCAGTTCCGCAGATAGTGTATTCTCAATTGAACCATGTTTCTTTTTTGTCTTAAAATCTTGTACTTTCAATGTATACTCGCCCAAAACAATATAATTTTCTTCTTTGGATTCCTCCTCGGGTTGCACTAACTCGGTAGCAAAGTAATCCGCACGAATCGGCTCTATTAATGTATAAAATGAGAGCAACAGGCGTTCAAATGACCCCTTCTCTAATGCGACACGAATACCCTCTATTACGTCCACCTCCATGATTTTGTCCTCCTGTAATTCTGAGGGGCGATTCTCATCATATCGTTGTTCAATGATACTCCAGTTTTCTTCTTCGATTTTCTTCCAGGCTTTAAAGAGTGTATCATCTTTTAAAACATATTTCATGTGAGCTACCATTGCGCACAAATACCCATGATGATTCGTCGCAGTATGCTTGATACGTGTGGACGCTTTCAATTTATCAAATGCCGCCGTTGCATCTTTTAGCAGCGTATCAAGCGGCTGACCCGTGTATTCTTCCCAGTGTTTTAACTTGACAAGATACTGCTTACGAGTTCCTTCACTTAATTCTGCAACTGTATTCATACTGTTCTATACCCTATTTCGATGTATTTCTTTCCCTCAAATTTCTTAGGACTGCGTTTCTAAGAAATTTGATGCGAATAACCCCGTCCCGTCATTTTCAAATCCGTAGATAACATGCACATCGTTCATCTCTCTGACATTCACATTCGCGCAGGCAATCAGGACAAATCACGCTATGAAGAATATGTCACTGTCTTCAACCGTCTCTTTCTGTCTGTAGGAGCTCTGCCCCATCTTCATGAATCTCTCATCATCATTACAGGCGATCTCTTTCACCATAAAAATAAAGTAGAGCCCTATGCGCTCAAGTTGGCCTTGTACCTACTGTCTGGACTGGCTCCCCTTGCTCCCGTCTATCTCATTCGCGGCAATCACGATTACCGTCAAGATATACCCCATGAACTCGATATGATTAGCGCACTAATGTCCCATTCAATTCCCAATGTCACCTATCTTGATAAAACGGGGACGTATTATCATGGCCAGGTGGGCATGGGCCTGGTTGCCATCCAAGACACCCTGTTGTATGGGTCAACCTCTGGTATTGCAGCGGAGCTTCCTATGTTCCCTTGTCCTAACGACATCGTCGGACTTAACGACATCGAATGCAAATACAAAATCGCCCTCTTCCATGGTACCATTTCAGGCACGAAGATGTCTTCTGCCACGGGCCATTCGCTACATGGCTATCCCATCGATTGGTTTCAAGGCTTCGATGCCATTCTGCTGGGTGACATTCATTTACAACAAGTGCATCGCTGTACACCGACTGTCATGAATGCGCATGATACGATTGCATTGCCTCATACGCTGCATCTGGGGCATTGGACGTATCCAACGTCTGTTGACGCCCCTTGGGCCTATCCTGGCAGTCTGGTTCAACAAGACTTTGGAGAGAGCATCATGGGCCATGGCTATCTGGTGTGGAATTTGGCAGAGCGGACGATAGATGCATTCCATGTACAGAATACACACGGGTTTCTGAAGCTGCACAAAGAGTTGCCTTATCGTCTGGAAGAATTGCCTGAGAATCTGCGGATTCATATTACTAGTATTGACTGCAGTACAGACAGTATGATTCAGCAAATCAAAGACAGTGGCAAGACGATTCTATTCATTAAAACAAGCACAGAGTCACAACATGCATCAGAAGAAGAGCATAAAGAAAAAGAAAAAGAAGCACAGGAAGCCATTGTGCGTATCAACTCCATCCACGTACTAATTGACTATATTGAGAATCTGATTCGCGCCTCTGACCACATCATGTTGCCCAAAGGACTCGAATCCTCCGTCTGGCAGTCATGGCTCCAACACCCTGAACGCCTTCTGATTTCGACCGCGGGATTTCCAGAGACGCTGGTCAAAAAAGCAGCGGACCGCGCCGAGAAAGTACAGAAGGCCGCTCGACAGTACCTTGATGACTTTGAACGAACCGCCGCTCACCATCGAGCCGTGGGCACCTTTCATATCCATTCTTTACAGTGGAATTGGATTCTCAACTACAAGGGGGGCAACTACTACGATTTTGACAGTAGTCATGGCACCATTGCCATTCTGAATGCCAAAAACGGGGCGGGTAAATCGAACTTCTTGGAGATTATCTGCATTGCGCTCTTTGGCGAAGGGTTTCCTTCACGGGAAAACTCAAACTATTCTGCGGGGATTATTTGTGATAAAAAACCTGATGGATTCTCGCCCAATACCACCATCGTCTTTTCCGTCCATGGGGTCAAATACAAACTTATGCGTATCATGCGCACTAACACGGTTGTGCGACTCATCAACTACGATAAGATTATCTTGTCTATCATCGAGGAAGAAGATGGCGTTGTTCGTGATGTGGTTCTTCATCAACAGACCAAGGCTGTACATGGATGGCTTGATACGAATCTGGGCAGCTTGGAAACCTACCTCATGACTGCCATGCTGTCCCAGAATGCAGACCGTGACTTCTTCGCTATGGACAAAACAAAACAGAAAAACTTGCTGGATGGAATTATGTCCTTGGACCACATCACATCCCTAAAAACATTCTTGACTGAAGCTGTCAAATACTACAAATACGTCTGTGACCTGATAGAAGCGTATCAGGGGGGGATTACGCTAGGGTTCTCTACCGAGTTAATTCAACAGTTGGAGGAGGCACGAATCATAGCGGCACAGTCCAGCGCCACGTGTGCAGCGTTAAAAGCACACTGGGACCATGTCTCGGAGCGAGAATTGCAGTCCGTCGATATCGAGGCGATAACGGTTTCGCATTCGCAGAATGCAGAGCATTTACTACATACAGTGAATACCGCAAATACCGACGTAACCATACATGAACGTCTATCCGAGTTAGACAAGGACCTCTTATTGTATCGTGGTCTACTCGCCGAATATCAAGGGCATGAGATGGAGGATGGTCTCGAGACTCCCATCACCATAAACAAACTCCATAAAAATAGACTGCACCTGGCACACCTTCGTTCCCTGTTAGAAGAGCACCCCTTCTTTAAAGAAAGAGGACGTGTGGATAAGACAGAAGATGCAGAGAAAGAGACAGGGGAAGAGGAGGCAGAGGAAGAGGAGGCAGAGGAAGAGGAGGCAGAGGAAGAGGAGGCAGATGACAGTGTTGAGTTGGCACAGGCCAGTCGCGACATCGAACAATGGATGGCCATGAAGCACATCGAATTTGCAGACATAGCCCAGACCGACATTCCATCACTCATGGACACAGCCACTCAATATGCGGCAAAGTTAAAAGTCTACCCTGCAACCATGGCTACCTACCAGAAACAAGTGAAGGCGTCACGGAAGAAATATCTGCTGGCACGCCATGCCAAAGAGGAGCACCAAGAAGCGCGACCCAATCGCCCTCGTCGCGACACAGCCTGGCTACAGGTGACCGCCGCCAGGCTACAAGAGACAGCCACCACAGAGTCCCTCGAAGAACAGGAAACACGCCTCAGCGAGGCCATCCAGACCATTCCCCTCTTGGTCGTTCGTATTCAGGGACTGTCTCATACTGTGAGCACCATGCAAGCCTACGTGCGCGAATGTGCCGATACCCCCTTTAATGCACGATGCAAAGCCTGTCGTGCCCAGCCGTGGAAGAAAACATACGATGAATACGTGGCGGCGCTGCCCGCCCTTCAGGCCGAATGGCAGACGAAGAAGGCCGAGCTGGCATCTGTGTGCGATGAATCCTTTGACATAGAGCACCACGAAGACTATGTACACGGCTTGGAAGAGACACTGGCTCGCCTTCGAGCACAGATGGCACTGCATCACGAATATCATCTAGAAAACACCTTGCACGTCGCCTATGATGCCTGGTCTAGCTTATACGATACACTGTGTCGCCACTGCGATGCGACCGATCAGACCTGTGAAGAACTGGACGATACCTGCAAAACACTGGAAGAAGAGATAGCACGGATCACTGCGGAGAAACATACACTGGATACACAGTTGGCGCAGTTCCGCTTCTTGGAAGCCAGCTACAACGCATACCAAGCCGAACTCGCCGTGAAACAACAGACCTTGGCGAACCATTCAAGAAAGATACGGAACAACTGGGTCACGTTAATGCAGGAATATCGCAGGTACGTCTCTTATCTCGTGGTGTTTCTAAAAAAGCATGTGGCTCAATTGGAGGCGGAGCAGGAAGGACTTCTCACGCAACAGAAGGCAGTCCAGCGAGCCGCCGAACTACAGTCCCTGATGAACGCCTATCCCGCCTGGCAGCAATGGCGGGCCGCGACAGCAGAGCTGCAATCCACCACGCTACTAGTACGCGAGCTGGAAACCAAGTGCGGCAGTCGAAGTGAGAAAGCAGGGATTGACCTCGAAGGGATGAAAGAGACCATGAGTGTCATTGGCTATCTGGCAGATAAGTTTGACGGCTATCGCGAATGGTTGTACAAAGGACATATTGGGCCGCTGATGGAGACCCATGTCAACCGCGTACTGGCGGTTATCTGCGAGGACCGCCCATTGCAACTCGAAGCGGAGTGGCTTGACAAGATTCATACCCTGTCATGGTTTGTGCGCGATGGAGCCAGTCGACCCGTCATCGAGAAGGCATCGGGCTTTCAGCGATTCATTGTGGGGATTGCCATGCGCGTCGCTTTTCACCAGATTGGCTTCTGTCGCCTTCGGTGCGACCAGCTCTTTATTGATGAAGGATTTACGTCATGTGATGCGGAGAATTTGGAGCGCGTCCCTGCCTTTCTGCGGGGCCTACTATCGCAATACGATAGCATTTATTTGGCGACGCACTTGGAAGAGTTGAAGGGGTGCTCCACGGTGCAAATCTGCATTCAACGAGATGAAGAGGGACTGTCGCAGATTCGCACGGGTGGCACAGACGCGATTGCTGCAGCCGTGGAAGAGCCCCCTAAGAAAAAGGGACGGCCCGCAAAAAATAAGATGAACGCGATGGTGAACACGATAGTGAACGTAGTAAAAGCACACGAATAGTGATTATGGATAGGTAACAGGGACGAAAATGAGATGGGCCAGTGGAATAGGAGATTCGAGTGGAACCGCTTCTGCAGAAGGCGGGGTAGTATAGATATAGTCGATGCTATCGATGCTATCGATAGCATCGATGTGAATCGCATTGTCAATCACAGTATATATGACAGGCATGGTACGAGAGGAACGATTATGGTTATTTTTTGGGTGGGTAGAGGGAGTCAATTTTTTGAGGTTGGTGCGTTTGGAATTTTGAGGTTAGTGCGTTTGGAATGGATATTTTTAGTATACGGTAAGAGTGGAGAGAAATCTCTACGGTTCTATAGCTCAGTTGGTAGATTGCGCGTGACTGTTAATCACGAGGTCGCTGGTTCGATTCCAGCTGGAACCGTTATATTTTTTTGAAATTACTGTACTAGTTTCAAAAAAATAATGTATAAACCCTCTAACACCGTCTTTTTTATCATACACGATGAAATACTTCACGAAGAGCAGCACGAATACACCTTCCCTGACTGCGGCGACCCCTGACACCCCCCTGCTTGATACTGACATACCCCGTCCGTAAAATAATAGTTCGTCGTGCCAAGTTGTTGCTGACAGTAGCTACACATCCACGCACAACCCGTGCCTGCACCCACTGTAAACGAGATACAGTTGTTTTGGGTGAGATGAGGAAGTGACGAAGCAGTAGGCGAAGGCAATTCCGCTCGACACTCTTTGCCACCCTGTACGCCCACGACCATGGCAAAGCACACCGCCAGAATACGATGAAGTAGTTTCATTTCTACTAGGGCTATGCGTCTATACTTTAAATCACAGTAGATAACATTCGGATTACACAACATTCGGATGACACGCCAAAGGCGTGTAATAGCCTTATGTCGTGTCCTACACAATATTCGGATGATGCAATCCCCACTCTCCATAGAGATAATGATTCCAATCTGGAAACGCCATATACTTGAGACCGCGTGATTCATTCCACAAACGGATGACAAGACAGCCATATTTAAACAGACAGAACGGAGGAACCACATATTTGATACCCGTGGCCACACTGAGTAACACCCGCGACGAATCACTCATGTTGTGCCATTTAGGGAGAGTATACCCACGATAACAACCATACGTGAAGGAGGCGCCCCCCGCCACGTAGAAGAACGGTTTTAGAAACATGTCTAGCTATTCATATACCATCACCATTGATTTAGACTCGATGGTCTACTGTTTGCCTGACGATATCTGTGACTTCAGTGTAAAGTACCGCATACCACTGTTTGCCAATGTCACCGCAATTGTCAACGGCTTCAAAAAGACATACGTAGTACCATAGTTGGTGCCAGGAATGACCTGTGACACATAATCGCCCACAGGCGGCGTGGTCGAATCTCCTGAGAGATAAGAGCCTGCTCCTACCGCAGGATTAATGATGCTCAACCATGTGCCGAGCGTCACCACATCCAGAATTTGCACTTTGGTCACAATGCCCTCGGAATAAACCTTGATGCTCGTGACCGTATCACTGTATTGGGCCGCATACAGTGTCATAATGTACTGTCGAAAGTTCGCACCAATGTCTGTCACCAGATTCGTACCACCCATCATTCGTACTTGAGAAGAGAGGGGGAAGTTGAAGTAGGTGGGAAAATGGGGCACGCTCTGGTCCACCTGGGTCGTCATCATGGTTTCTTGGAAGGTGCAGAAGCCGAAAGGGTAGCACGGGACCTGGGCCTCAAAGTCAATGTCGAGCACATTCTTATTATACAGAAAGGGGATGAGGTTCTGGAAGAGGAAATTAATAGGCGGGCCATTCCACTCCCCATTGACCGTGCCAAACCCTTGCGGCGGCTCATATTTATTCATGGAGGTAATCATACATGGGCCGTTGACCCAGGAAATAAGAGGCAGGTTGGACATCGCTTTGGTCATACGCAGAACAGAAGACATGGAAGGTTCTACTAGGTAGAGATATATCTAACGCGGAGAGCACCTAAAGATGAGAGCACCTAAAGATGAGAGCACCTAAAGATGAGAGCACCTAACGCGGAGAGCACCTAACGCGGAGAGCACCTAACGCGGAGAGCACCTAACGCGGAGAGCACCTAACGCGGAGAGCACCTAAAGACGAGAGCACCTAAAGACGAGAGCATGTAACAGTTACATCAAATGCAAACTGACAGGGGGTTTAAGGGGGAGGCATGGCGCAGGCGCCATGATGGCCCCCTACCTTAGTTGAAACTCCTCGCAGGCGGCGCAATGGCCGCGGCGGAGCCGCTTATCTTCTGTGTGGCCCTCGGCTCCGCCTTTTCCCATAGATAGTTCCGATAATTGTCATACATCTGCACATTCATCACTTCAACAATGTCTAAGGAAATACTCCAATTCAAATTATGTAAGTCAATGGTCGCCCCATACATATCCAGTAATCGCACCCGCACCTGTTTCAAATCAACAGGGCGCGGAAATGTAATCTCATTCGATAACACTGTGTAGCCATCATCAAAAATAATATGATTGCAATCCTTTTTCACCAGAATCTTGGCCAGGCACTGTAGATATGTTTCACTCGTTTTGTGCTCCACCGTATAGAAATCATCAATGGCCAACAGGAGATAACTGTCACCCGCGGTTTGTATCAGAGACTCTCCCGTAATGGAGAACGGAGCATCCACCGTGTAGAACTGTTTGCTGAAGCCGAGATTGTACCCCAGACCGAAATCATAGGCTCTTACTTCAAACCCCACCATCCCCAGCGTCAGTCCAAACGCCACGGGACAGTGCGTGGGGCCTGGTGGACATGGGGGTGGACCCGAACCATCATGCGTAATCGTGACGCGACGGTTCACTTGGTTCAAGGTGATGCGAAAGAAGAGACCATACGTATCACGTATGGCGTTGAATTGCTGTTGAATGGTTTCTACCAGACAGGGAGGGGAGTAGTCACCATCTGGAATGGTTACCGTCAGACAGTGGAGATTCCCCACGTAATCGGTGGCATCCAGGCGAAACATGGTATTCTTTTTGACCTTAGAGAATGTGTAGAACCCCACAGGAATTTCCACCGACGCCACACGAGCCTTGATAACATTTTTATAGGGATGGGCAAAGTCATAGAGGAAATCGGTGGGGGGCTCTATCTGAGATTTGCGGAAGCGCGAATCGATGTTGACGAGATGCGTGCGGAGGTCATTGGCATTGACAATGTCATTCTTGCCATAGATTTCATCGGTCTTGACATGTAACATCCTACCAGGATTTGGTTAATTTAGGAGAGCCATAAAAACATGGGTAAGTAGTAGATATCGCGATACCATGGAAATCGCCAAGGACCTCCGTGACATTACCAAAGACCGCGCTGTCGAATCCTACCAAGAACTCAAGGCAGCCTCTGTTCATGGCCCGGACTTTCGACAACTTGGCCTCAAAGCCCTCGATTACTTCTTCCTGCATCATCGCATTAAAGCCAAAACCAGGCGCCACATTTCCTTTTATGAAGCCATGCGCGACAAAAAAATGGTGGGACATCTCAATGAACTCATCGTGAAATACAAGAAGAAACAGGTACGTGACTATGACGCAGTAGGACTCTTGAAAGCGCGATACCAAGTGTTTCAACTGTACTATGGCACGGTGAATCAGTTTCGACCACTAATAGCCAAGTGGGTGTATGGACTGCTGAAACCACGAATAGGTATTCTTGATTTCAGTGCGGGATGGGGCGGGCGAGCACTGGCTGCCATGAGTATGGGAATCCCCTATGTGGGTGTCGATGCCAACGCCAAGCTGGCCCCTGCCTATCGAGCCATGATACAGGCCTATGAGCCTGCGGCAGATATTCAGATGATATTCCAACCTTCAGAGTCCGTGGACTTTTCACGATTTGACTATGACCTGGTCTTTACCAGCCCACCTTACTTCATGATAGAAGAGTATGAGAAAATGCCCGCGTATGCCTCGAAACAGAACTTCTTGAATACCTTTTTTACCCCTGTCATTCTGAAGGTATGGCAGCACTTAAAGGCGGGAGGCAACATGGCGCTCAATATGCCTGCAGAGATGTATGAAGCCGTCAAAGAACTACTGCCGAAGGTAAAGCGGACCTTGAAGCTGCCACTGTCGAATCGTCATCCAACCAATGCGGTGAAACGGGTGACACTGGGCAAACACAACGTAGAACGGCATGAGCTGATTTATGTGTGGCATAAACAGAGATAATAGCAATAATAGAGATAGCCTGTGACGATTCAAATGATACCAAAAAATAAAAATGTACGTACGTGTTGTACATTTTTATTTTTATGTTTTTATGATTTTAAGATTTCTTCGTTGTATGGTCTATCTTTACTCATCCTCGAACACAGGGGCTTCTACCGAGTCATCCAGGCGCCCCTCCTCAGGGCGATAGACGCCGCTCCACTCGCCCATTTGATTATCGCTCGTCGCCTCCCAGACTTCATTGTCCGAGTTGCGCACATAGGCTTTGCCATTGAAGACCCAGGGATAGATTTGACCATCCTCGGGGCACGACCACTCTTCTTTCTCTACTTTCTTTTCCACTTTCTTTACCTTGATAGGAGCCTTGGGATTCTCCTTCTTCTCCTTCTTCTCCTCTTTCACCTTCACCTCTTTCACCTTCTCTACTTTCACCTTCTCCACTTTCTTCTCCGCCTCTTTCTTCTCCTTCTCCGCCTTCTTCTCCGCCTCTTTCTTCTCCTTCTCCGCCTTCTTCTCCGCCTCTTTCTTCTCTTTCTCCGCTTTCTTTTCCGCCTCTTTCTTCTCTTTCTCCGCCCTCTTCTCCGCCTCTTTTTCTTCGGCCATCTTCTTGGACGCCTTCTTCTCCATGACAGGTTCGGCCTTCTCGGCCTCCTCTTCTTTTTCTTCCTCTTCCTCTTGCTCAGAGTCACTGCTCGGCGGTTCATAGGAAGCCATGAACTCGTTATACAGTTCCTGGTGCGTGCCCTCTTCTGTCTTCACCGTCCAGTAGCTCTTCGACAATGACATCGCGTCCTTGTGAATCATCTTCTTGCCATCAGGGTTCTTCTCCGTAATCGAATCTTCATAGACGTAGACACCATTATGGAGGACCGACGCGGGCATCTCCGTCTCCTCTGTTTCTTTTTCGCCAGTTTCCTTGTTCTTCTTAGTCTGGGAAATGATAAATGACGCCCAGCCATTCTCTTGCGCGTGCTTCAGCGTGAACTCAACCCACGCGCGAGGGCGGTGCAGTTGAGGAGGGACTTTGCCCTTGGGCATGCTGCCCTCCTTCTTTGTTTTCGGCTTCGACTTGCTCGCTTTCATCTTCTTGTCCAGTTCTCCCACAACCACTTTCAAGACTTTCATCAGGTCCGCCCCCTCAAGCTCTTTGATGGAAGTGGCAATGGAATCGATTTCGTTCATGGAAGACATTGATTTGCTGGTTTGCTTGTTGCTGTCGTAAGATCCTTTGTGAGAATCTAACTCTATTCTCTGGCAATTTCTTGTTCAATTTTTTTATTTCGGGCTAGTTTCAAACATTACCATGAAATATAAGTAGAGACCATAGGGTCTATAAATCTTCGTAGAACAAGAAGAAAAATAAGAAAGCATCCGCTTCTTGTTTTCTTATTTTTCTGTATGTATGGGTTTCTAGTTTATTCCTTTCGTGCTTTCTCCATGCGTTCTTCTGCCTTATATGCTCTGGCAAGTGCTTTCTCATCGTCTTTACGACGCTTTTCCAGTACACGCTGCTCTTGCCGCTGGACTTTCATTAACAGTTGAAGTTCATTCTTTATTTCTTTTTGTCGTTGGTTTTCCTCCTTGGCTCTCACCCGTTGCATCGCCTTTTCATCCTGTTTACGGAGTTTGTCATTCTTTGCTTTCTCTTTTAGCGCAGCCTTCTCTGTGGCCTTTTGTTCCTTCTCTGCAGCCAGACGGAGTTTTTTATCCGTCGTTTGTGATGCCATTGATTGCTTATAGCCGCTGTTGCTTATAACCACTGTTGCTTATAGCCACTGTTGCTTATAGCCACTGTTGCTTATAGCTGCTGTTGCTTATAGCCGCTGTTGCTTATAGCCGCTGTTGCTTATAGCCGCTGTTGCTTAGTCGCATGTGATTGTATCTTTTTCTCCATCTCTCTATCAAATTTTTTAGTGAATCCATCACACTCTTCCATACGCTCTTATGCCTCAGGGACCACGTTTGTAAAAAGAGACAGCCTCTCCTTTATTTTGTATTTTTGTGTTTTATGCCTTTTATGCCTTTTATGGTGTATGCACTTTTTATGTGATTCATTGTTGTTTTACAGGCGTCACCGTATTCCACGGAGCTTCCCTTGACCATTGCTCCACCGTGTAGAACCGAGCTGTAAACATCGAGATGTCTCGCGGCTGCCATTCACTGGACTGCACTGTGAACGCAGGTACTAATTCAATGATAGGGTCCTGGTATTTTTCAAAATATGTCATCGCCTCTGCTGTCACACTCTGATGATAGGGAGTGCTATAGACTTTGCCCTGCTGTTTAACCGTGTGCCTGTGCTCTCGCATATAGGCACACAGTGAATCACGATGAAACGCATAGTACTGTGTGCCCACGTAGACCAGGAGGTGGTCCTTGGACTGCTCAAGAAACTCACCGCAGCCGACCTCTTCATAGGCCCAGACATCAAATGCCTTTTGACCCTCGAGTCTCGCGGAGCGGTCCATGTACAGGTCATACATCATGTTGTAATGCACGTAGCCCAGTTCAACAGGGGCTTCCTTCATCATGGTAAACCCGCGACTCGTATACTTGAGGACACGCTCGTAATAGGCCTTGTAGCGAGAATGCATGTCTTTAATACCTGGGAAATGGTAACAAAGCTTACTCTGGTACGAGATGTAATCGTGACGGGCCTTCTGCGAGATATGAAACATCTTGCGCTCTTTGGTAAACTCAGGGTGCAGCGTGTGGAAACGATCGGCAGCGGGGGACCACCAGCTGGCACAGCAGCTCAGGTCGAACTCTTCAAACATCCAGGGCAAGATGCGGTCGACACCCAGGACGTGGATGAGCTGAATCTTCTGAAGAGACGATTCCTTTGTCAAGGTAATAACCTGTCCAATCCCACGCAGCTGGTCGTACTTGTTCACTGGATAGCTGTGTTTCACCTCCGTCGGTACATAGTTTGATTCACCCAGCAGGGATACGAAGGCGTTGATATCAAACGCCTGTCGCACATAGATGTCAATATCATTCGCCTCAAAGCCCGCCTCGATGCCTTCCTGTTTCAAGTAGAGCATCAGAGCCGCACTGCCTGACACAATGGAATCGCTGAAGACGGTCAACTTCTGGAAGGTGTCAAACGGGATGCCATAGGATTCGATAAGGGACTGCATTATCGTGGAGTACGTGGATATTGAAAAGGCCCTGTGTGTAGGACCTAGTGTCTCGAGAGAAGAAGGCCCCGTCAATTTTTTTCAAAGACCAACAAAAAAAAGAAAGCCCCTTAGACTAAGAAAAAAGCTTTCTTTTGCTTTTTGCTTTTTTCTTTTCTTCTTGTTTCTGTTATTTATGTGATTTCTGTTGTTTCTGTTATTTACACGCGACGCGCATTGCGCATCTGAATCTCTTGCACCTCAAACTCGGCGGAGTAGTCTTCTTCAATACGAGGGTCATTCACGGACCAGTTGTCTATGTGCACACTGCGACTGACGCAGTCTACGTAGTGGTTGATGGAATCGTAGATAGCGCACTCGGCGATTTCGTGACAAGGGCTATCGATTTCACAGGCCATCATGTCTTTCATAACAACGGCTTTGAAGTACCTGTCGTCGTACCGTTCTTTGTAGGCGATAATGTCACCAGGGGCGAAGCGCCCCATATCATTGGAACGCTCCACATATCCGCGCTCCTCCCGTTCTTCAGGGGGCAGCACGGGGGGCGGGAGCATGTCGTAGACGCGGTGCGCCAAGCGGCGATTCACCATAACGTGGTGGAGGGTGGGCTCGTTGGGGAGCGAGTAGAGCCACATCTGGACGTTTTTGAAGACCGTGTGACGGCCATCGTGGATGCTCATCTTGTCGATTTCGTAGACGTTGCCATTTTTCGAGACGACCGCTGTGTAGCAGTGCTCGGGGTTGGCGGCATCAGGGTAGTAGCGCAGTACATCTCCAGGAACAATGACGGGTGCCATGGTTCGTAAAACCTCTTTCTTGTTAGTCTGAGGTGTCTCTCTCTTTGGCCCATTTTTTGTTCAATTTTTTTTTGAAATTGAGGACCCTAGGGGGGGGGGAGGGGGGCCCTGTGCACGTACATAGTCAATTTTTTTCCATATTTGAAAACCTTGCTCCTAGGGGGGAGGGGGGGGAGGGGGGCCCCCTGGCCTAGGTAGTCAATCTTGAAAAAAAATTGAAGGCCAGAGGAGGGGGGGGGTGGGGGCAGGCCCCTGCGATTGTTCAAATTCAAAAAAAAATTGAACAAAAAAACGGCCAAAGAGGAGAGCCAAAGAATAAGCTACCACAGCCGATATCTCTACCATGCAATCCACGCAATCCATGCAATCCGATGCCTCCTCTACCTGCTCCGAGCACTCGATTGACTCCATCCTCTCCTCTGTCAAGGGGCTGAGTGTGAACGAGTTGATGCAGACGATGAAAGTTGTCTGCCAGGCCATGGAGAAGAAAACGAAGGACACGAAACCCGCTGCGGAGAAGAAGACTGCTCCCAAGGGTGTGACGCCGCCCCAACTCCGCAAGAATCACGCGTGGGTGGCCTTCGTCCTTGCCGATGCACTCCAATACGGTTGGGAGGCGTTCGATGCCAAAGAAACCAAACGCGACAAAACCGTGGAAATTGTCAACATGCCTGGCTCCATCTACCACGATGAGTCCTTCGTGTTCGAGGGTTCTGTCACGGAGAAATGCGCCACGGGCAAACAAGTGACGCAGAAGGACGCAATGTCTCTGTCGAAGCACTACTGGTCCGTCGGTGAGCAGAAGGGCGCGCGCCCTGAGCTGTACCAGGCGTTCCTGGATGTCTACAACGAAGACGATTCAGCGGAAGCAGCCGTGGCCGCGAGCGCCGCGAAACCCGTGGTTGTCCGCAAAACAGCCGCGGAGAAGAAGGTCGAGAAAGAAGCGGTCGACGAGAAGAAGGCCAAGGAGAAGGCCGAGAAGGAAAAGAAGAAGGCCGACGAGAAGGCTGAGAAAGAGAAGAAGAAGGCCGACGAGAAGGCGAAAAAGATGGAGGAAAAGGCCGAAGAGAAGGCGAAAAAGGAAGCTGCCAAAGCACCCAAGAACACTCCTGTGAAATTGGTGAAAGCGGCTACGCCGCCGAGTGCACCCGTCAAAGCGCCCAAGCCCGCGACCAAGCTCGTGGAGACGGACGTGTTTGAGGAGCCTGTGGCTAGCATAGCAGCGGTGGCTGCGGTAGCGCCTATTGCCCGCACCCTCAAGAAAAAGAAAGAAACCGTGAAACCCCTTCTCGTGGAGCCCGTGTGGACCTGCCCCGAGGATGGTGCAGCCCACGCCTGGGAGTTCAAGGGCAAACTCTACGCCCGCAACTTCGAGAACGACGTCTGGTCCCCTGAGGACGACGATATGAAGTGGTGTGGCAAGTACTGCCCTGAGACCAACACCATCGACGACAGCTTCGCCGACCCCACCGCGGAAGAGTAAACCCATAAACACATAGAAAATCCAGAAACCCAGAAACACATCGAAAACCCAGAAACCCATAAAAAAACAATAAAAAAAGCAAAAAGAAAAGCTTTTTTTATTGGTTTTTTTAATGCAGTACTAACGCAGTACTAA